AGGACTATAAAAACAATGTTGAAAGAACAGGTAATTGATGGAATTCACAATTTAAATAATGAAAAACCAGTCTTTGGATATAGCCGGTTTGACTCTAAGGCTTGGAAGTTTTTTTTGGAAGTAGGGAAGATAATTCATGAACCAACCAGAACTTTTTATATGGGAACAGCCCTCCCTAATCGTCCCTACATAAGAACAAATGATCTAAACAGGAATATCCCTCAAAAAGTCAAAGATTTATCACCTGAACAGATGGAAACTTCAGCGAAGATGCTTGATGAAATTATTCCTATTTACAATCGGTATTACAAAATGTTACACCCAAAAGTCATGTACGATCCAACAGGGAAAGGTGATTATGAGCTTATTGGGGTGTTGGATTTTGACATGATAGAGGAAAGGAGTTGATGAGATGAAATATACAATCGAACTGAGTTATTCCGCAAGCATTACGGTTAATGATATCGTAGCAGATTCGGAAGATGAAGCTATTGAAATTGCAAAGCGCAGAGTTGATAAAGGTGTTGCTTTTGTGGAGGCACATGACATTGATTGTGGTCCTCTGAAATTTAAAGATATGACTTTTTGTGAGGTGGGAAGCGAATGAACGAATTAACTGAAAAGAGAGCAATGGACACTTCGAAATTGACCCCGATTGAAATTGCTCTGGGGATTGATGAGAAGGGAATAACCACGGCAAAAAATCTTTATGATTTTTTGGAACTGGATAAAAGCAACTATTCTAAATGGTGCAGGAGAAACATTCATGAAAATGAGTTTGCGGAAGAAAACGTTGATTACTGGGCGTTCGTACCAAATGACGAACGGGAATTTAATCCAAATCCCACTCAAGATTTTAAGCTTACTGCTCATTTTGCAAAGAAGCTTTCCATGACCCAGAAGAATCAAAAAGGTGAAGACGCAAGGGAGTATTTCACAAAGGTGGAAGGCAAGTTAAAAGAGACGGTGATTAATCGGAATAATCTGTCACCGGAACTTCAGATGTTCATGCAGATGGGTGAAGCTATGGCAAATCAGGAATTGGAGCAGAAGAGACAGGCCGAGGAGCAAAAGCGGCAGGCCATTGAACTCAATGAGGTAAAGGAGAACCAGAAAACGATAGCTCTGGCATTGGACCCGAATGGTGATAGAAATTTCCGTCCATGGGTAAATCGTTCTTTGTCTGCCATAGCAGAGAGTGAAAACTATCAGTACATAGGTAGCCGGGAAGAAAGATACCGGGCGGTCCGGACCGAAAGCTATGAACGTCTTTCAGCAAAGAGGCCCTGTAGATTAAACCAGAGAGTTATAAATGAGCGGGATAGGGCCCTTGAGGCCGGTGCCAGCCAGGGGAAACTTAAGGCGATCAATAAGCTTTCCATTATCGAAAAGTGATAAGGACCTAAAGCCGGTTTATGAATCGGTTATCCGGAAAATGTTGGTGTTTTATTGCGTCGAAGTGAAATAACGGTAGGAGGTTAGGAATGAAAAGATTGGTGGACCTAGATAGTATTATCGAATCAATTAATGCAGTATTTGATTCTAAGACGTCAAGGCGAGTGACGGCATATCTGAACAATTATCCGGTAATTGAAACAGATAAATGGATTCCTGTATCAGTGGAATTACCTGATGATGAGATAGAGGAAGAATGGTATTGGTGTACCTGCTACGCACCACATAGAGGTTATTTTACGCAGCCAGGGAAGTGGTGGAATGGTGATTTTATGAAGCCTTGCTATCATGGAATAGTTGTTGCATGGATGAAGGAAATGCCTGAACCATATGAGCCATAATTCCCCCACATGTGGGCGAAAAATTCAAACTAAGGGATAGAGCAAAGAGGAGGGATAGGCATGGCAAGATCATTTGGGCGAATAGATGATTTTGAGGACGATAGCCGGCCGCCTGTGGTTGACTGGGTGGAATGGTTGTTGCAGGGTATATTTGTTTCGGCTGGTGTGGCCATGATAGCGTACATAGGTTTTATGGTCATGACGGTAGCTATGAAATAGTGAGAGGGGAAAAGGCATGAAATTGAAATCAGGAGATAGCGTTGTATACATGGCTGATGTGCACCAGGAATATACAGGTCAGAAGGCGGCGGCAATAGAGTTCGATTTGAAGGCAGGAATGGTAAATTTAAGATTTCAGGATGGAATGCTCCTGTGGGTGTTCTGGGATGAAATTATGATACCGAAGAAACGATGAGGAGGTGAAGGAATCATGAACCCATTAAACTTCTATCATAGTTGTTTCACTGGCATGGTCTGGGATTACGGTACATCGCCTAAAGCTTATGGACAGATGTTGCAGAGAAAACGCCGCAGGAAGAAGGGGAGGAAAAAGAATGTGTAACTGCATGAAAGAACTGGAGCAGAAGTTTATAGAAAAATTAGGCTTTGAAGAAGCTGATGCCCCAGTGGAACTGTTATCTGGTAGAGCATATCTTTCCTTCACAGTAAGGGAAGTGGGGAAAAATAAAACCAAGCAAATGCCCATGATGTTATCAAAATGCCCGATTTGTGGACAAGAGTACGAGAAAAAAGAAACCCAGGAGCGGCAACTCCCAGGTAATCAAAGTGATATCTAATAAATTTACAACCATAGTATATCCGGTTTGGTACAGAAAATCAAGATAAAAGGAGAATTTACATATGAGGAAAATTCAGTTTAGTAATGTCCAGAAGAAATGTATGTGCTGTGGTAAGGTGTTTCCTTCCGATTTTCAAGGAACAAACTGCACCTGTACGGCCCATGGTCGCTTGTTTGCTATTGGCACATATTATCACCCTGCAGTATGTACGAGATAAAGCTTGCCATGGATTTAAGGTATATTCAGGTATAAATAGCAGTTTATAAAAATTTTATAATTGTTAATTTTACTCAGGTAAATATCTATTTAGTGAATTTGTTTTTGTTACACATGTTAGCTCTTTGATTTCACCTGCTTTTTCTAAGATAAAAGTTTACTTGTGTAACGCCCTATTACTGTATAAGGGAAGTAGTAAACTAAATCGTGATTTAACGGACTAAGGCTTGATTTGAAGAGGCCTTGGGGGTATTTACAGGCTGGGATTTAGGTGATATCATACCCACCACAAGGCCTTGAAAATAGAATATGGTTTAAAATTTAAGGGAAAAGGACGGTCAGTTTTATGGATTTAGAAAATAAAGAACTTATATTGGAGGCTATCAAAAAAGGTAACCGGGTTCAAGATCCACTTATGAGTGTTGAAAAACTTCTTTCTTATGTTGGGGCTGAAAAATATGCTCCAACTTGCTGTAACAGAATTAGATTTGCTAAATTAGTTGATGAAAATCATATTATTCAGATTAATCCATCAAATTTACATATGGATTTTGAGGGATTTAAAAAGTGTCAGGAAATTCTGAATGGATATATGGAGCCTGAAATGTATCAGCAAATATCCGAATATTTTGAAAGCGCTGATAGCGTGACCAGATCACTTAACAACATCCTGTTCCACTTACGGAATAGCAGCAAGCAAGATTTACGTAAGATATACCAGGAGGCTTCTGAAACAGAGTCTTTAAATGGTAAGTGTTATCCCCCGGTTATTATTTCAGAAGAGTTAAAAAGCCGGCGATTATTTCGTAAAGAATATTTAGAGATTAAGTTAATCCTTAAAACTTGTTTTGCAGCCATTTGGTATTATCACCAGTTTAAAGGGCTCCCTACGCTTGCTAGAGAGGCACTGAGCCTTTCAAAGTTAAAAGTATGGCAGTATGATGGCGGGCCGTATTTCTGGGCGCTATTCCGCTTTCAGATGAAGCACCGGAAGTATAAAAATCCCAAGAAGTTGGGAAGGGAAGATTTGAAACGGTATGTATTCCTGGGGGTAAAGGCATTTGGTAAAGAGTGTCTTAAGAATCGGGATCACTCAAAGATAAAGTCAATGGAAAGAATAAACTGGCTTTACGAAAGAAGCCATTCCATTATGACGGCAATCGGACTACTTACTCCCAGGGAATTGATGCAGATGTTTCCTGTTAAAAAGGATTATGGAGGCGAAAAAGGCGGCTATAAGGATTATTTCTGGGTAATGGAGAAATTAGGTAAATTACTTCCGGACAAGCCGATTGGATCAGCACAGAACGCTGCAGATCTTTTGTGGGACTATGTAAATTCGGATATAGAATATTTCTTCATGATGTGGATTCATAGCGTTGATGATTTAAGCACTTATTGTAATAATGATAAGCCGTTCAAGGCTTTCTATAGTAGACGTGATCGGGAGGTAGCGATTAATGAATGATTTAGTTGTAAAAGAAGTGAATTTTTTAGGAGTAGATTTACTGGCTGTTAAAAATGTGGAATCTGGAAAAATCTATGCCGGTATTAATGCAATTTTAAAGGATATGGGGTTTGATGAAAGGCAAATAGAGTATCGCCGTAATAAATGGCTCTCCGACAAGTCACTTTCAAAAGGGGTACAAAAATTTTCGTACCCATCGGAAAACAGAGGAATGCAAGAATCTTACTGTATTGATATTAAAAAGCTCCCTCTTGCATTGGCTAAACTGGAAATCACTCCTAAGATGGAAAAAGAACTTCCGGAGCTGTCCGATAAAATTGAAACATACCAAGATGCATGTGCCGATGTGTTAGCTGAAGCTTTTCTTCCGACAAAAGAGCCAGTAAAGAAACTGACTAATGAGCAGATTATGAGGATTCAACTGGGAATGATGGACGAGCAGGGTGAGAGAATAGATGGCGTGGAGCAGCGTGTTGATCTGTTGGAAAACACAATGACAGTGGATTATGAGCAGCAGCAAAGGCTTAAGGAGTTGGCTAAAACCGTAGTTATCAATGCGGTAGGTGGTAAAAAGGCCAGGGCCTACACATATCAGTATCCACAGCGTGATGAAAATGATAAACCTCCTAAAATATATGGAATGGTAATTTCAAGACTCTGGCATGATTACCAGGATTATTTTGAGGTCAATTCCTACAGAAATACGCCAAAAATCAAATATGAGGAAGCTCTTAAGTGTATCAATGCATGGCAGCCGCCAACAAATATGCAATTGGATATTGGGAAAATCAATAGAGGGGAGATATAGTAATGACAGTGCCAAGAATGAGAACAGTACAACAGTGCGCCGCCTTCTTCAAGGAGCAGGATCCAGGTTGCTGTATTGGGGAGTGGTGTATCAGGCAGTTGGTGAATCAGGGCAAGATCCCGGTATGCCGTTCCGGTAGAAGAATTTTAATTAATCTTGATATGCTGATTGATTACTTTGCAACTGGTACAGCGGATCAGGAGACTGAACCGGACACCGTAACAAAAATTCACTAAAAAACAGCCCCAAAGGAAGTAACAGCTTCCCTGGGGCAAGCACAGCCGGAGCCGTGACAATCAAAGGTTTAAGTACATAATAGCACGGTTCTGGCGAGAAATCAAAGGAGGATTTAGGAAATGGGAGTAAAAAATGTTGTTTTAGATGCAGGGGATATTACAAAAATTGATCCCCACTATGATATGACTTTGAATGATGCAATGCTTATTAAACAGTTTCGTGGAGGTAATATTGAGTCAATATCGTGCGCTTTTAATTATGGCTATTTGCAGGGGGTTAAAGCCGCCAATTCCGCAGGTATTAATGAGGGGAATGAAGGTAGTTGCCAAAGCTCCATGGCTGAAACAATAATTAAAAAAATTAATGCTGCAGATGAAGAAAAGATCCGTAATCTCTCCTTGTTTATTGATGTTTTCTTGGAAGATAAAACCTCTGCCAAAAGCATATAATAGACAAGTTCAATATGCCATAAATTACGTGGTTACTATGCTTAAAAAGGTAGTAGCCACAGGAAGGAAAAGGGATGACTGGTTGGATAAAAATTCACCGAGAGCTATTTGATAAGCCTATATGGGTCCTTTCGTCATCTGAGCAAAAAGCTGTTCTCATTACCCTTTTATCAATGGCAAATTATAAAGAAAAAAGGTGGGAATGGAATGGTCAGCAATATGATTGTGTTCCAGGTCAATTCATCACCAGCCTAGAAAAAATAGCTGAAAAATCCGGAAAAGACGTTAGTATACAAAACGTCAGGACTGCAATTAAGCGATTTGAAAGGTACGGATTTCTAACAAACGAATCAACAAAGGCTGGACGGCTAATAACCATTGTAAATTGGGGGATTTATCAGGTTAATGATGAAGAGCCTAACAAAGACGTTGACAGAGACCTAACAAAGAGCCAACAAAGACCTAACAAAGACCTAACAACTACTAAAGAATATAAAGAATATAAAGAAGGAAATAAAGAGAAAGAAAAAGATAATACAGTATCTGATGATACTGTTCGTAGCACTGAAGTGCAACAAGTCATTGATGCATGGAATTCTTTACATGGATTGAGTAGGATAAAAAAGATTGTTTCAGGTACCCAGCGTTATATTATGCTGAAAGTACGGATCAGAGATTATGGACTTGAAGAAGTTTTAAGAGCCATTGAAAATGTTAGAAATAGTCCTTTCCTTCTTGGTCAAAGCAAAAAAGGCTGGACAATCACCTTTGACTGGTTTGTGAGACCCAATAACTTCCCTAAAATCTTAGATGGTGATTACAATGACAAACCCGAAGCTGAAAACAAATCAAATTCAGATGATTTTTCTAAGAGGTGGCAATAAAGATGATTAAAAAAGAATTTGCTGAAATAGCAACAATGTTAAAAAATGCTTATAAGCAAAGGAATTTCATGACAATTGAAGATGAGTGGAAGGTCTGGTATGAGTGCCTTAAGGATCTGCAGTTCTTTAGTTTGCAGAAGGCAACCTTACAGTGGGTACGGCACAACAAATTTCCTCCTACGATTGCGGAAATTTTTGAATCGTACAACAAGATTATTGCAAGTGAGGGAGATATAGGAGGACAAGATAGATTTTCCTTGTTAACTGATGAATTTCGTGAGGAGCTTGAAAGTCAAGGAGTGATAGATGGACAGTCCTTATCACTTGAGAATGCTACAGATAAGCAAATAAAACGCTTACAAGATGCTGGTGTGTTATGATTTACGAGTCCAAGGAACAATACTAAACGCTAATTGGCCGGGAGTTGGCAAATAAGATATCTGAGAGGTGGTAGAAGTGAAAAAAATGACCAAGGCAAGGCTAAAAGGTTATCAAAGGTTAAAGCTGGATATAGTCTGCCTGGAGCATGAAATCAGGGCCATGGAGGAAACAGACAGCGGTATGGGGCATAGTGTCATACTGGACTACCAAAGGGGCTATCCCAGGCCACAGAGCGTTACGGGCTTTGACTGGAAACGATATGAGCAGAAGCAGGACCTCCTTGTCAGGAAGAAAGCTGAAGCCGCCTGGATTGAATCCTGGATAGCGGAGATTGAGGATGGACAAGTCCGTTATGTTTTCAACATGAGGTACATAGAGAATATGAGCTGGAAGGAGATCGCTAAAAAGATCGGTATTCCACAGAATGAGGACTATCCACGAAAGTGCATTCGTGATGCCTATTTTAAAAAAGTTGGAGTTAATTAACGATTTTCCGTTTTTTCCGCTTTTTCCGTTTTATAATATACTTAGGTTATCAGGTTTTGACCGATAGCCTCCCCCTAAATTTTTACTCGTTTCACAAAGCGTCGGACAGTGGCGGTCAACTTCAGGGTAGCCGAAAGGCTTAATGTTACCGCCCAAACAAAATGGTCTGCCAGACAGACTGGAAACCCTCTTGCAGTTGGTGTAACGGCGCACATGGACTGCAAACTCCTTAAACAGCTAGGTTCCGGCATGCATGGGAAGCTGGATTAAATGCGGTCAATCAGGTGGCGGCACCTGGGCGTAAAGTAGCCTAAAGAAGACATTGCCTAAAGGGCATACTTGTAATTCTCCTTAAAAACACCTGTCTTGGTAAATCCTTGATGGGTGTTTTCTTTTGGTAGATTATGGTGTATAATCAAGAAAAATAATATGGGGGTGTATTTATTGACAGTGAATGGAGCCAATATAATGGCGGTATTATACGAAGAATATAAGAAGAAAAAAGATGGCAATTGGGAAAAGGTGAATGCAGAACGATCAGGTTTAAACGAAAGAGAGTTTGAAGAGGCAGCAAACGCACTCAAGTCAGAAGGATATTTGCCTAATTTTACAATGACTAAGCACACAAATGGGAAAAAGCCTATATACTTTATAGGCGCACCCAGCGATGAGGTAATTAAACAGTTTAAAGAGATCGAAGAAGAGGAATAAGATTTTGGACATTCCATTTGTATCTCTTTTATATTCACATAGAGGCGGCAACCCCGTCTCTTTTTTAATATCAAACATCGAAAGGGGGATTTGATATGTTAAGAGAATTATGGGTTTACATCAGGATTACATGGGCAGTGATTAGAGAATTGAATCTGGAAACGAAACTGATAAAACACCGGAGCAAGATGGTGGATACTTACATGAGTGTTAATAAGGAATTCACTGGGAGGCGGTTCACAATAGATAATGTACAACATGAGTTTGACCAGCTTGAATCCAGAATTAAGAGCCGATTCAGTTAATACAAAAAATTAGCCAGATTGGAAGGTGAGGTGATTGGCAAACAATGAAAACTTAGTGCCTTTTAGCAAACGAAGCGTGAGTGAAGCAAGAGAATATGGTCGGAGAGGTGGAAAAGCCTCTGGTGAAGCTAGAAGAAGGAAAGCGAATTTTCGTAAGGAATTGAATGACCTTCTCACCGTTGAAATAGATAATCCTGAATGGTCGCCAGTCCTTGAAGCTATGGGACTTGACAGTACGCTTGGAATGGCCGCTCATGCTGCTATGATAAAAGAGGCCCTTTCAGGAAATGTAAAAGCCTATGAAGCCATTGCAAAATACTCTGGACAGTCCGCACAGACAGAAAAGGATGATGATGAGCAATTGGCAAAGATATCTCATCTTTACGCACAGGCCGAAGCAATAAAACCAAACACAGACAATGATCAACCGGTCAAATACACGGGCATTCCTTCCAGCATGGTAGCCCCGGTATTTGCTCCGGTTGTTTTTGATATACAGGAGCATGGGCATACAGAATATGTCTTTCCTGGTGGTCGAGGGTCCACAAAGTCATCTTTCATATCCCTAGATATTATCGACCTCATTATGAAAAATGACCAGATGCATGCAGTTGTCATGCGTCAGGTAGCGGATACCTTACGCGGCTCTGTTTATCAGCAGATACTATGGGCGATTGAGGCTTTGGGATTGTCAGATGAATTTCATCCGACTGTCAGCCCCATGGAAATAACCCGAATCAGTACCGGCCAAAAGATCTATTTCCGCGGTGCTGATGATCCGGGAAAAGTAAAATCAATCAAAGTACCATTTGGTTATATTGGAATCCTCTGGTTGGAAGAGCTTGATCAGTTTACCGGACCTGAATCGGTCCGTAAGATTGAACAGTCGGTAATTCGTGGTGGCGACATAGCTTTTATCTTCAAATCCTTTAACCCACCTAAAACGGCTAGCAACTGGGCAAATAAGTACATAAAAGTACCGAAAGAAACCCGGTTGGTGACAGAGAGTACATATCTACAGGTACCGGCCAAGTGGCTAGGAAAGCCATTTTTAGATGAGGCTGAATTCCTAAAAGATACGAACCCAGAAGCCTATGAAAATGAATATCTGGGAGTTGCCAATGGTAGCGGTGGTAGTGTGTTCACGAACGTGCTTATTAAGGCCATTACAGATGAGGAGATAGAACAATTTGATTGCATCTATAACGGCTTGGACTGGGGCTGGTATCCAGATCCATTTCACTTTGTCCGGTGTTATTATGATCCAGCTAGGCTAAGACTTTTCATCTTCCAGGAATATCGATGCAACAAGCAGAGTAACCGGCAGACCGCAGACCATTTGATTGAGATGGGAATTACAGGTAACGACCTAATTACTTGCGATAGCGCAGAGGAAAAGTCTGTGGGGGATTATCGTTCCTATGGTCTACTGGCCCGAGGAGCAGTAAAAGGACCGGGATCGGTAGAATACAGCATGAAATGGTTACAGTCTTTACGAGAGATTATTATAGACAATACTAGATGCCCGGAGGCAGCTACAGAATTTATGGACTATGAATATGAACGGGACAAAGAAGGTAATGTCATTAGCGGCTATCCAGATAAGAATAACCATGCGATTGATGCCGTCCGCTATGCTATGAATTCGGTTTGGAAAAAGAAAGGCCAGTAAGGCAGGTGATAGATTGTTTGGCAAATTACTGAATGCAATAAGAGGGGTGATAAGAAAGATGTTCCCAGCAAAGACGTTGAAACAGGTGATTGGTCAGGAGGTAGGGATCAGTCAACAGATGATAGAAAAAATAGAACTATGGGGCTCCATGTACCGTGGTCAGGCTCCCTGGGTAGATGACCAGATAGATTCCCTCCAGATTGAACAGGGAATATGTCGTGAGTTTTCCAATGTCTGTCTAAATGAAATGAAATCAAATGTCTCCAATGCGAAGTTAGATAAAATATACCAGACTGCCATCAGTGATCTGAATGAAAACTTGCAGGCAGGAATCGGCATGGGGTCCTTCTGTATAAAGCCCCTGGGAGGAAAAACTGTGGAATATGTGACGGCTGATCGGTTCGTGCCAATCTCCTTTGATCCCCGTGGCCGCCTAACTAGTGTGGTGTTTATTCAAGTGAAACGAGTCGGAGAAGATAATTTTTACCTACGTTTTGAATTTCACGAATGGGATCAGAGCCTGACCTTGCGTATCCAGAATAAGGCATATCATACATCAAATGTAAGCAGCATCGGCAGTCCAGTAAAATTATCAGTGGTAGCGGAATGGGCTGCACTTCCGGAAGATGTCACATACAAGGGGGTGGAGCGGCCAGACTTTGGATATTACCGAAACCCGATTAAGAATGAGATTGATGGTTCCGCCTGCGGAGTGTCTATTTATGATTCGTCTATTGCCCTAATTAGAAAGACAGATACACAATTTGGACGATTGGATTGGGAGTTTGAAAGCGGAGAGCGTGTGGTACATGTTGATATGACAGCCTTACAGGCAGCTCCAGTCGTGGACGGAAAAGGTAAGACCAAATATGTGATGCCTAAGCTTAACAAAAGGCTATACAGGGGCCTGAACCTGACAAAATCAGGAGGAGAAGAGCTTTACCAGGAATATAGTCCGGAATTCCGGGATCAGAGCATGATCAATGGCTTGAATGCGTACTTACGCCGTATAGAGTTTAATACGAATCTGTCATATGGTGATTTATCCGACGTAAGTGACGTGGATAAAACCGCTACAGAAGCGAAGATAGCCAAGAAGCGTAAATACAACATGGTAAAAGCTATTCAGTCAAACCTAAAAGACTGTCTGGAAGATTTGGTCTATGCTCTGGCTTTCTATAATGCACTTACTCAATCAGGTTATGAATTTATCTGCAACTTTAAGGATTCTATCCTTGTGGACGAGGAAACAGAACGGCAACAGGATAGACTGGATCTGGCGGCTGGAATTATGCGACCAGAGGAGTATAGAGCAAAGTGGTACGAGGAAACGGAAGAACAGGCAGCGAAGAGGCTTCCAAGTCCAGCGCGTACAGAAGAATAATAGATCATAAGAAATGGAGGCAATTTATATCACGATATGGAAGTAGCCGCTAAGATAGCGGCTACTAGATTCATTACTTACCTTTTCCGGCATTGTTTTTTGTCGGATCAGATATGGTGTACGACTGTCCTTTTTGAGGCGTAGGTGGTAGTGGTTCACCTTTTACTACAGTTCGTTCCTGTCCAGTGTGGCCACCACGAGGGCCCCTAATTTCATACTGCCCAGAACGATCGGCTTTTTCGCCGGGTTTATAAGAATCTGGCATATTGAATCTCCTTTCATATGTACTTGGCTTGTCGAGGCCTGTAAGTACATAATAATATGGTAAAATATGGAAATCAATCGAAAGGACGGTGAATTCTTGACGCCAAATGAATTAGAACAGCTCCCGAAGCCAACAGAGCGCACCATGACAGCCGTGGAACTGGCCATAATGTCGGAGATTGTAGAGCGTATAAAAAAAGCCAATGAAATCACTCCGCTCATTGACTGGACCTTGGGTCGATTGGCCGCCATAGGCGAAAGCAAAACCAGGATTAAAAAGATAATCAGCGATGCACTGGTAGACACTGATCTCCAGATTGATAAGATCTATGAACAGGCAGTACGGTCCGATTATGTAACAAATAAAGAACTTTACAAGGCAAAGGGCCGGGACTACCTACCCTATCGGAAAAATAAATGGTTGCAACAGGTAGTATCCGCAATCACGGAGCAGACAAAAGACAGTCTCCGGCCTATGGAGAACATAACGCAGACCACAGGCTTCAATGTAAAGATGGGAAAAGAAACGATATTTACTCCGCTTTCTGAATATCTGGAACGAACTCTGGATAATGCCATGACGGAAATAATTATAGGAGTAAAAACCTACAGCCAGGCCATTAACGGTGTGATTGATGAAATGACCTCCAGTGGCTTACGAATCGTGGATTATGCTTCTGGTCGGTCTGATCGGGTGGAAGTAGCTGCTCGCCGGGCAATCATGACAGGAGTGGGGCAGCTGACCGATAAAGTCAATGAAAAGAACGCTGAAGACCTCCAAACGGATTACTGGGAAGTAGAGTGGCATATGGGAGCCAGGAATACCGGTGCCGGATTCATGAATCATCAGAGTTGGCAAGGTAAGGTATATAGTTCTGCAGAAATGCGGACAGTGTGCGGCCTTGGTGAAATGCTGGGTTTTGCTGGGATTAACTGCTATCACATTCGCTTTCCTTTCCTTCCAGGTATTTCTAAGCGCAAGTACACTGATGAATGGCTGACAGAGCAGAACCGGAAGGAAAACGCCAAGAAAGCCTTTAACGGAAAAGAATACGATACTTACGGAGCCATACAGTACCAGAGAAAACTAGAGCGTACCATAAGAAAGTTAAAAGAGGATATAAAGCTACTAGAAAAGGCAAAGACTGATCCGAATGACATATCAGCAGCTAAAATCAGGCTGCGAGTTACTTCCAAAACATATACGGACCTATCAAAAGAAATGGACATTCCTCAGCAGTTGGAAAGAATCCGTTCTCCCAAGACTGCTTCCAAGCAGTAGAAGGCTGGTGATCCAAATATCTCCCATTAAGGCGCAGGGTTAAGCGTCTTATTTTATTGCCCGGCATGGCATAAAACTACCACAGTATATAAGCGGAACAAGAAAGGAGCAACATGAAACGTAAAACTTTAGAAGACATGGGTCTGACAAAAGAACAGGTAGATAGTATCATGGCAGAGAATGATACAGATATTAAAGCAGCCAAAGAAGGCTTAGAACAGACCAAAACGGAGCTTGAACAGGCTAAAACACAGCTTCAGGAAGCCAATACCACGATTGATGGGTTCAAAGATTATGATCAGGTAAAAAGCCAGGTAGATGAATACAAAACCAAATATGAACAGTCTAAGACAGAGTATGAGACAAAGATTGCTGACATGCAGTTTGGTTCTTCTCTTGAGACGGCAATCACGGCGGCAGGTGGCCGGAGTGCAAAAGCTATTAAGGCTCTGCTTGATGTGGGCGCTCTGAAAGCAAGTAAAGATCAGACCGCAGATATCAAGGCAGCTATCGAGGCCTGCCAAAAAGACAATGGTTATCTTTTTGGTGCGAATGAACCTATTAACAATCCGGTGGGTCCTACTGGTGGGGGCGGAGCTGGTGGAGCTGATTCCAATACAGCGGCACTTCGGGCAGCCATGGGACTTCCGGCAGAAGAAAAATAAGAAAGAGAGGTAATAAAACATGCCAAACAGTATCGTATTAGCTAAAAATTATACCGGGCTCCTTGATGAAGTGTACAGGGGAGCATCAGTTACCGCAGATTTAACCAGCGATTCTTCTATGATGAGGGCTGGGGCAAACGCAAACGAAATTTTGTATCCTCAGATCGAAGTAACTGGTCTTGGTGATTACAGCAGAAACAGTGGATATACCGATGGTACCGTGAGCGTTGTTTGGAAGACTACAACTTTCAACTATGACCGAGGAACCAAGATAATGGTTGATACCATGGACAATCAGGAAACATTTAATATCGCATTTGGTATGGCTGGTGCCACTTTACAGCGTGACAAGGTAGCACCTGAGGCTGATGCTTTTACATTTGCTACTCTGGCTGGTGTTGATGGTATTTCCAAGGCTCCTGCAGCAATTTATGCAGATGCTTCAGCGTTTTTGGCTGCTCTTCTTGAAGCAAAGAGTATCATGGACGAAGATGAGGTTCCGGAAGAGAACCGGCTTTTGTATGCGACACCGACACTGCTTAATGGAGTAATGGCTTTAGATACCACAAAATCCCGGGAAATCCTGTCCACTTTTGCAGTGAAAAAATCAGTTCCGCAGTCCAGGTTCTATACCTCTATAAATCTGCTTGATGGAAAGACCACAGGAGAGGAATTAGGACATTACAAAAAGGCTGAAAACGGTAAGGATATTAACTTTATGATTATCCATAAACCAGCAATTATCAAGTTCGATAAGCACACAGCATCTAGCATCATCTCACCGGATAATAATCCAAATGCAGATGGATACATCTCCAAATACCGTAAGTACGGCTTGGTTGATGTTTACAAGAACAAGGTTGCAGGTATCTACCTGAGCCATAAAGAGTAGGAGGCAGTGGAATGAGAAAAGTAGGAATGGGCGTAGAACCCAAGGAGACAGCGTTGGAGAGTTTGAAGAAAGAGAACGAAACTCTGAGGACAGAGAATGAGTCCTTAAAAGCAGAGAACGAAACTCTGAGGACGGAGAAAGTTAAAAAGTAGGTAAAGGAGGCCGGAGCTGATGAAGATTTATGCAGATGCAGCCTTTTATGAAGATAAGTATTTGCTTGGAAGGAAGCCGGTTATCAGCGCCGGCTTTGATTATTATGCCCGGAGCGTCAGTCAGATTATGAACAACCTTACCTTTGGCCGGATTGATAAGCTGGAAGATTTGACGGACGATATTCGCATGTGTTGCTGTGAAATGGCGGAACATTGTTTTATCAATGAAAAGGAGCGTAAAGCCGCAGGAGGAAAAACTTCTGAGAAGAATGGTACTTATTCTGTTACATATTCGGAAAAGATCCTCTCAAAATATGATATTGACCCAGAGGACACCATGCGCATCATGAATAAGTGGCTTAGTGAAACCGGGCTTTTGTACAGGGGGGTGTGATATGTTTACCAATGCAGATGTGACAATGTATCTATACAGAAAGGAAGAAGGTACAGAGAAATATATAAGGCTCCCAATTGAGGGTGTGTACTGGGAAGAAATATCCCAATCAACCCTACTGCGTACTGGGGAAAAAAACTCTGCCTCTGTCCTTCTGGTAATTCCCCTGGAAAGCCTGGAATATCCTGTTGATTTTACACCAGGGAAAGACATGGCTGTAAAGGGTATCATTGAATACGAGGTGGACAGCAGCTCACAGGCAGCCCTATCAAAGTCATTAACAGCGTTGAAAGCAGCCCATAAGCTTATCACGATTACTTCGGCAGATGCAAAACTGTACGGCAGCGAAGCGGTACAGCATTATGAGCTTGCCAGCAAATAGGAGGCGGTTAAGTGAATGTTGAACTTGATATGCTCCCTAAAGAAGAATTATTAAAGCGCCGTGGACTGCAAGAAGGCGGAGCGGTGCAGAAGTTCATAGACAGTGAATCTATGCGGTATATGAGCGATTACATGCCTCGTAGACAGGCTGGTGAGCTGGAACACATGATGGTACTTGGAACGGTCATAGGATCCGGCAGGATTGATATTCCGGGTCCATACGCTCATTACCTTCACGAAGGAATTTTATTTGTATCACCGACAACCGGTAGCCCTTGGGCCAAGAAAGATGAAATCAAGATTCCTACGGATCGTGAACTACAATATACCGGCGCTCCTATGCGTGGAAAGAAGTTCTTCGACCGCATGAAGGCAGACCATAAAGACGATATCCTGGCCGGGGCCATGGCGGTTGCAGATAGGGGAGTATAAACATGACCATCATAGATTTTATGAGGCAGAAACTATCTGAATATCCTAAGATACAGGAGTTTCTTGCCGGAGAAGAATTACATATTGATTTTACGGATCCAGACGCAACCAGCTACGGCCTTTCAAGCGCCGGTGATACTCTTGTAAGGGAAGATGTTCTTGGAAATCAGCAACGCAAGCACAGCTTTGTCCTGTATGCAGTAAACCAATCCTTTACAGATTATTGCAGGCTAGCAAACAGTAACTTCCTGTTAGAACTGGGTTACTGGCTGGAACGGCTCCCGGAAGAGGACGGGATCCATGTGGATACCGGTGATGAGATATTGACCGGAAGATTCATGAAAGCGACCACAGCGAATGCTATGGCTATGCAGCCTATGGGTTCTACCGTAAATGATGGCGTACTGTACCAGATACAGATATACGCCTATTACAAAATAGAAATGGAGGAATTTTAATAATGGCGGAAGTAGTAGGAAAAATTAAACGTCAGTTTATGGCGCATTACATTGATGCCGCAATGCCGGGAGAGCCTGCAGAGTACGAGAGACTCGGAAAGGATCTTGAAGAATATAAAGTTGATATGAATGCCAATGTTGATACCAAGAATAATATTTGGGGTGAGACATCGGTAATCCTTGACAGCTATCAGCCGCAGGTTAGCGTTGAGCCGTATTATGCTGAGGTTGGAAGCCCACTGTTTGAGAGACTACAGGATATAATCGATAAACGCCTGACGCTTGACGAATTAAAGACAAGCGTAGTGGAGGTCCACACATGGGAAAGCAAAGTCGCAGGCAAATATACGGCTTACAAGGAAGATGCTATTATCGAAGTAAGCAGCTACGGTGGCGATACCACTGGATATCAGATACCATTCAATCTCCATCACACCGGAAATAGAAAGAAAGGTACTTTTGATCCTGCAACTAAAACATTTACTCCAGATTCTGGAACCGAAGAATAGGAGAAGTATAGATGAAGAGTCTTAAGTTTAACGAAGGTCTTGAAAGCTTTATGGTAAATGACGATCCTGGCAGGGTAATCTATTTTAACCCTGCTGATCCGGAAATCATAAACCGTCTGCTAAATATGAAGAAAAGTTTTCAAGACTATAAACTGACAGAAGATATAGAGCTTAATCCAGATGGGAGCCCTAAAGACGAGATTGAAAAGGGGGGCGCCTATGTGGCTGAATTTGCCAATGTAATGAGAAAAGCTTTCAATGACGCGTTTAATGCAGATATTTTTGACGTTATTTTCAATGGTCAATCCCCTCTTTGTATTGTAGGTTCCAGAGGGAAGGAAAAATACCTGTTTGAAGAGATCACGGACGCCTTAATAGGAATCATGAGACCGGCTATTGAGGCGTATAACCGTAAATCAGAAAAGAAGATGAATAAGTATCTGGGAGATATTTGAGAATGATCGGCGCATTGCCAACCTGCCTAAGTATAAGCGGAATTAATTATCCCATTGAAACCGATTATAGAAATATCCTGATTGCCTTGACTGCCTGTGCAGATCCGGAATATAACGACAAAGAAAGACTGTACATATTGATGAAGCGAATCTTCCGAGATAGTTTAAATGAAATCCCGGAAGATTGTATTACAGAGGCTGCCGAAAAGGCTAAATGGTTTATTGACTGTGGGCAGACAGCAGACGATAAAAAGCCTCCTATAAAAGTTATTGACTGGGAGCAGGACGAACCCATTATCTTTCCAGCAATAAATAAATTAGCACATAGGGAGGTCCGGTCCGTGGAATATATCCATTGGTGGACCTTTATGGGTTACTTTATGGAAATTGAGGAGGGAACTTTTTCTATGGTTTTGGGAATCAGGCAGAAAATTGCTAAGGGAAAGAAGCTGGAGAAATGGGAAGAAGAATTTTATCGTAACAACAAAGCTCTTTGTGATATCAATACCCGGTATACACAGGAAGAGCAGGCAGAAATTGAATATTTAAATAATGTATTTGGATAGGCACCGAAGGGTGTCTAATTTTTTGCCCGGAAATGAGGTGAAAGCATGGCTTTTGATGGGAGTCTTAAGTTTGACACAAAGGTAAATACAGACGGGTTTGAAAAGGGTGCAAGTTCCTTAAACAGGGCAACGGAGAATGTTGCAAAGACAGCGGAGAATGCCGGACGTAGGGTAAACGAGGCATTTAACAAGTCTACGCAAATCTCTTCACTGGAAAATCAGATTGAGCAGACAGAACAGAAGATCAGGGATCTATCCACAGCCTTAGGAGGAATGAAAAATGCTGATGTACCCACAGAAGAATATCTGGAATTATCCAAACTTGTAGAGAAAACTCAGCTTAAGATGGACGGATTAATTGACCGTCAAGCAAAGCTGGAGGAGCAGGGGGTAAGCAAGAATTCTTCCAGGTGGAAGAGTCTGCAATACGATATCGAAGAGACTACCAGAATGTTAGAAACATACAAGGCAGAACTTCAAGACACCATTGGACGTGACCGGGCATTTACATCTGGTGGAGACAGCGCTTCCTATGCCAAGAAAGCAGAAGCTCTGGAAAACCTGAATAATAAGCTATATGTTCAAAAGCAGAGGCTTTCTGATGTGATCACAAAAGAAGGAATCGCCGCAAAAGAGGCGGCCAGGCTTAGAGATATAGGAAGGGAGGCAGAGGTCAGCAATCAGGAGATTGCTGATTTAAGCAGACGACTTCAAGAACTAAACGCAAGGCAAAAGGAGTTACAGTCTGCGGGGGCGGAGTTCGGCCATACGGAATATGATTCAAATGCAGCAGAAATATCTAATGTGACAGCAAGGATAAAGGAATACAAAAGATCTTTATCTGAGGCCGCAACAGAAGCAGCCAGACTGAGTGATATAGCCAAGAATGCAGAAGTAAGCAATCAGGAGATTGCCAGTCTTAATAGGCAGCTGCAGGAACTTACTGCAAGGCAAAAGGAACTGCAGGCCGCCGGTATTGGGCTTGGTCATACCGAATACGATTCAAACACTGTTGAAATCAGTAATTTAACAGCAAGAATAAAAGAATATAAGAATTCGTTATCTGTGGCTGGTGAAGCTACCAGTAAATTTTCTTCATATATGGGAATGGCGGCAGGTTATGGAAAAAAGCTCCTTGGAGTGGTACTGCTATTAGGCGGCTCCGGTTTTAAAAGGCTTGGAACTTTTGCGAAAAATGCGGCAAGTAACATTTTTGATATTGGGAAGTCCTTTTTGTTTGGAAAAAAGCAGGCTGGAGGATTTCATCGTAGTCTTGGGGGAATCTTAAAACGTTTGATTTTGTTTTCGATTATTCGAAAGATTATCAGCGGGGTTGCCACGGCCTTCAAGGAAGGGACGCAGAATTATGCCCAGTATTCCAGCAACTTCAATTCGATTATGAGTTCATTTGTTTCCACCTTGGATCAGCTTAAAAACAGTGTTGCTGCGGCTTTTTCCCCAATTACATCAATAGTCGTACCTATCTTAGACGTACTGGCCCAGAAATTGATTTACGTAATAAACCTAATAGGACAATTTTTAGCTGCCCTGTCTGGAAAGGGAATGTTTTCAAAGGCAGTAAGAATTAATAAGGATTATGCTGACGGTCTGAAAAAGACAGGAGCGGCAGCAAAAAAGGCCGGAAGTGATGCGAAGAAAGCCTTGGCTCCTTTTGATGAATTGAATATGCTACAACAGCAGACAAATGATTCTAAAAGCAATGGGGCCGGAGGTGTAGATCCGTCTCAGATGTTTACAGAGTCCAAGATTGATAGTGATATCAGTGATTTCGCTGGTCGTATCGTGAAGGCTTTCAGAACTGGTGATTTTGCAGCAATCGGTCAGATCATTGGAGAAAAGATAAACGATGAAGTTCAGAGATTCACCAATTTTATCAGTTGGCATAATGCTGGTGCAAAGATTACGGCTTTTGTAACCGATTTTACAGATTTATTCAATAGCCTTGTTAGAACAATAGACTGGTATTCTATTGGAGTTATGATGGGTACGGGAACTAACACCCTGGTCAATACTCTATATTTGCTTATAACTCAGCTTGATTGGGGTCTTATCGGTGGAGCGTTCGCCCTTGGGTTAAACGGAACAATAGATACTATTGACTGGGCAAAGATCGGCCTTTTGTTTGCAGTGGGCTTGGGTAGTTTATTTACTATGGCTTCACACTTTGCAGAAACTTTTGACTGGACTGGATTAGGCAGCTCTATGGCATTAAGCCTCAGTACGTTTTTCCAAAACTTTGACTGGGCAGGAGCCGGGACGGCGGTCAGCGATATCATAATAGGCTTATTAGATGCGTTGATAACTTTTGTTGTAGAAACTGACTGGTGGGCATTCGGGGAAGGTGTTGCAACGTCTCTGGAAAATATAGACTGGGCTACGGTTGCAAACAGGCTGTTTATGGCAATTGGGGCAGTACTTGGCGGTATAGCTGCCTTTTTAGGTGGTTTAATTTCAGATGGAGTGGAAGCCGCTCAAACCTACTTCCAAGTAAAGATTGAAGAGTGTGGCGGAAACGTTGCTAATGGGATACTGAAAGGTATTGGTGATGCGCTTGTAGGAATCGGTTCCTGGGTTAAAAAGAATATGTTTGATCCATTTATCAATGGGTTTAAAGATGCATTTGGCATTCACAGTCCTTCTACCGTAATGGCAGGAATGGGAAAGTATCTCTGGGACGGATTCTGCAACGGAATAAAAGAATTCTTCTCTAACCCGGTTGGATTTATCAAGGCCACCATTACAGATCCGTTTGTAAATGGGATTAAGGGGCTTCTTGGTATTCACAGTCCATCAACCGTGCTTAAGGAAGTCGGAGGCAATACAGTAGATGGATTTAACCAGGGAGTTGAGAATGGTCAAAGCAACTCACAGAGCATAGTTCAAAAATGGGCTTCCGGTATTTCAAACTGGTTTACCAGCAAGCTTGGCCTTTCGGGAAACAATTCTGATGAATCAAAGAAGTGGGCCACCGGAATCATATCTGGTTACAACAGTGCCATAAGTCAGGATTATACAAAATCCCAGAGTGTAATGGAGGCCTGGGCGGACAGCATACGGAAATGGTTCATCGGAGAGGGAGAAGGGAAAGGCGTAAATGAGGCAGCATGGAAGAAATTTGCAGATCAGATAATCAATGCCTTTAAGGAGAAAATACAGTCAGGATCTTCCGATTCACGTGCGCCTATGGAATCATGGTCAGCAAATTTAAGAACATGGTTCTGGGGGGATTCCAATTACACAGGAACCGGCGGACTGTATAATGTGTTTTACATGATGGCTAAGCGTATCAACGAAGGATTTGCAAATGGTATGTCAGACTTTTCCAACCTAACAAAAGCAGCAATGACAAAGTGGGCACAAGGTGCCATAAACGAAGCGAAAGATGGCCTGGATATCCATTCACCGTCCAGAGAATCCTACTCCATTGCAGAGTATTTTATCCAAGGATTTAACAATGGAATCTCTGACATGGCAAAGACTTCCGCAGGTGCTGTCAAGAGCTGGCTCGATGGTGTTAAGAATGTACTTGATGGAGCTGATCTGCAGCTTTCCACAGGTATTAATATTCCAAACGCTGCCGCCTATCTGCCAAAGATGGCGCAGGGTGTTGTTGTACCACCCAGAGCGGGAGAATACCAGGCGCTTAAGAATTCTGCGGAAGGCAGCTCGTTTTTAGAGGGACTTTCATCACTCATTCAGCAATTAAAAGCATCTAACGGCCAGGGAAGCGCTTCTGGAGATAGCGATATAAATCTTAATCTGTTCTTAGATGGTGCGCAGATTCATCATGAGGTTGTTAAAATAAATAAGGCTGTTACCGACACTGTGGGTATTAATCCATTAATGGGATAAGGGAGGGAGAATATGGCATTTCAAGGCTGGTTAATAAAGTTCGGGAATACAGTTCTCCCGAATAGTTACTTAGAAAAATATGATGAAACTCCGAATCAACGACTGGAGCTTGATGCTTACAGAGAGACAGCCACGGCAGCCCTCAGGAGAACCACAACCCCCTACTTCAAATCAAAAATAGAGATACCGATCAGGAAACTGTATTATGGTGAAAAGATTGTTTTAAAGGCAATTGTAGAGTCCGGGATCATCAATGCAGTGGAACGGAAGGTAGATCTGACTTATTGGAACAGCGAGATCATGGACTATGCAAGCGGAGAATTCTATATGTCAGATATAAAGTACACGATCAGTCATATAGACAAGAACCGGCTAAACATGGTCTATGATCCGTTTACCATAGTCCTGATTGAGTATTAAGGAGGTACAAGATGTTAAATATTCCGGAAGAAGTAAAAGCCCTGTATCGAAAACCAAACAGCTCACTTGACACATGGCGAAAATTTAAGATGCGCTTCTATGATAAAATGAACTTTAACCCGGAATCAGATATTCCAATCTATACCATAGACGGAACGCAAGTACCAGATGATAACCTTGTATTGACTCAGGTACTATGTTCCACGGAATCCCTGACATTTGGGCAGTGCGGCTCCGCTACGGTTGAGGTAACGGTATCTGATGTACTGATGGATCTGACCGGGAAATGGTTCACGTTATCAATTGAAGTGGGCGGATATGAAATAATGTTGGGAATCTATAAGGTTCAAAGCTTTGAGCGTCAGGCAGACAGGAATAAGAAAAAAATTCTAGCCTATGATAGAATGCTTAATTTCGCCGTAGACGTAGCTGACTGGTATCAGGGACTTACATTCCCTATGACCCTGAAGCAATTCCGCAATGCCTTGTGTGAGTATGTAGGAGTGCAGCAGCAAGACACCTCTCTTCCCCTGGACGCTATGGAGGTAACAAGATCCATTGATCCATCAAAGCTATCCGGTCGGGACGTTATGAAGTCTATTTGCGAGATCAACGGCTGCTTCGGGCAGATTGACAATACAGGAAAGTTTAAATATGTTTTCCTGGGATCATCAGGGCTGTATCCATCGGAAGAGTTATTTCCGGCAGATGATTTATACCCGTCTGAAATGCATGGCGAGAATTTATCCCATCTTAGAGATGCTAATTATGAGGATTTTCTTGTAAAGGGTATTGATAAGGTTCAGATCAGGCAGGAAGAGGGGGACGTAGGGGCCGCTTACGGCCTTGGAACCAATACTTACACCATACAGGGAAACTTCCTTGTCTATGGCAAAGGAGCGCAGGAACTGCTAAATATAGCTGCTACGGTGCATGAGAACATCAGCAGAAAGACATACCGACCCTGCAAGATCGTAACCCAGGCCCTTCCATGGGTGGAGCCGGGTGATGGGATCATCTGTTATACTTCTGATGATGTAATTGAAACCTACTGCCTAAAACGGACAATAAAGGGCATTCAGGCCATGATGGATACGTTTGAGGCCCAAGGAACCAGGGAGAGAAAAGAAAACTTTGGTATCCAGACACAGATCATACAGCTGGAAGGAAAAACGGCTATAATCAAGAAGTCCGTGGAGGAAGTATCTGTCCGGGTATCCGACTTGAAAGCGTCTACCGATGCACAGTTTAAAATCACCGCCGATCAGATACTTGCGGAAGTAACCAGGGCAAAGCAGTCAGAAGCCTCTTTAAGCATAAAGGCAGACCAGATTGCCACATCAGTTACTAACCTCACCAATGATACCAATTCCCGGTTTACACAGACGGCGAGTCAGATCGCCTTAAAGGTTAGCAAGGGTGAAGTTTCTTCTCAGTTGTCGGTGGAACCAAATGCCGTCACTATTAAAACAAACCGGTTGTCGTGGGAATCTAACTATTCCAGCATGACCAGTGATGGGAAACTGACCTGTAGAAATATTGTTGCTACTAATGGTACTTTCACTGGAAATCTGGAATCTCAAACATTTTATGCTAATGGAAGCGCCGTGGGATTTGGGGATTATTATGTGAGTGCTAATGGAAGTAACTTATTACGTTCAAATAACGGTTGGTTTCAAGCAAATAATTATGACCGGCCGCCGGGGAGCCCTGGAGGTCGCTGCGCTTCTTTGACATTAAGCGGTGAAGGATACGGTGGCTTAGCCTTATACGGAACTGGCCGTATTGTTTGCGGCGGGGTTGAGTGTTCCGACGTATATTTAAATGATAGTTGGGTAAGCGGCTGGGGATTAATACAAATGCTGAAAGATCTGTATAGTAGAGTAGGAGCGCTAGAGAACCGAAGTTGACAATCATATTACAATAACGTATTCTATAAGTAGTTGGTGATTTTAAAGTTGTAAGATGGGAGGTTATATATTTGAAAAAGATCAGAAAGATATCTATAGTTGCTTTATTGTTAAGTGCGTTCTGTTCTTTCGTAGCTTTTGGCAAAGAAGGAATGGCCGTAGTAAAGTCAGTACCTTATGAAGAGGAAAACTATGCCTACTATTATGACGACAGATCCATGGCTACTAATGAGTGGAAACATGTATGGGATAACTGGTATTACTTCGGTGATGATGGGAGATCAGTACAAAATACTTGGTCCGAAATCGATGGAAAATGGTATTATTTCGATAACTTCAGCAGAATGCTTCACGACACCACAACCCCAGATGGTTACACTGTAGGACCAGATGGAGCTTGGGTAAAAGATGGACAGGTGGTTATTGAAAAAGCAGCAAATAATTAAATTAAACTATTATAAAGAGCGAGGATTGATTCCCCGCTCTTTTTGTATGTCGAAAGGAGGAAAAAGAATGGTAAAGGATTTAATCAGATTTGAAAACAGAGGAATGTCAACAGACGTTTTTATTGCAGGAATTAAGGTGAGCATGGGAATTACAGGGATTTCATTCAACCAGTCAGTGGAAAGCGTAAAGAATCCTTCTATCACAGCCACGATTGATATCAGGGAAATGCTTCGAGTATTGGCTGAAATCACGCCAGAACAGCTGGAAGAAGCAAAGGAAATTGTCAAGCCATACTTGGCTGGATACAAAAGAACTGTCACCGAAGATGGCAACAGTTCAATGGAAGTTTTGGTTTAGCTCTTAATTGATTTTGCATACAAGATAGTTCTGTCTGTAACTTCTACATTTGGGGCGACAGTATTATGAAAATTGATGTAACCAGCCACTGCGAGTTCACTAAAGAAGGAATCTGCGTTGTTATCCATAGTAATACGCATAGTATCAATACGGGTTGATCCAGTTTCATTGTATATTTCGCAGATTTTTTGTAAATATTTTTCAGCCGTAGGATGCAGTCTATACATGCTGTGTCCTCCTTTCTTCTGTACTTGGCCGGGCATGGCCTGTAATTAACAGTATAGAAGATTTGGTAGAATATGGCAAACGTTCTTTAAGAAAGGAGAGCCTATGAAAAAAGTTATCACATTCACTGAGGAACAGGTAATGCAGATACAATACATGCTAAATGCCGTTACCATAACCGGAATCCAGAATGCCAAGCAGGTAGCAGCCATTGCACAAGTGTTAGAGCTTGGAACGCCTGGAGAAATTATGGAGCATGAAGCAGATAGGAAAGATGGTGAGGCATAATGGCTTATGGACCATATTACTACATAACAGACTGGAAGAATGAACCTTCACAGGAAACACCAATAAACCGTTTTCACCTGCTGAAAATTGAGAACGGCATCAAAGAGGCAGATAATCGGATCGTGCAGTTAGATGCTAAAAAGGCAGAGCAGTCCCTTGTTAATTCAATGGTAAAAGACGTTTCTTTGGATACCAAAACCGGAATACTTACGGTTACCCTGCAGAATGGAACCATAAAAACATATGATCTGGATATTGAAAAGGTAGTAACGAACTTTGACATTAACGATCAGAATCAACTTGTCCTCACCTTGGCAGACGGTACACAAAAGGTAATTGACCTTACCCGGTTTGTTTACTCAGTGGACAGCACAGCTACGATTGCAATGAAAATCCTTAACCGGACCATAACAGCTGAAATTGTGGATGGATCTGTGACTATGAAGAAGCTGGACGCTTCCATACAGATGGAGCTACGGCAATATATGCTGGACGCTCAGACCGCCAGAGATGCGGCTCTTCAATATCAGAACAATGCCAAGACCTTCAGGGATCAGACGGAGGTAATTGCAAACGAGGCCGTTAAGGACATAGCCGCAGCCGGGGGCCGAGTAGATGAAACATTGACTGACTTTAACTCCAAACTCTTAAGCGGGGCATTTACTGGGCCTATGGGGCCTCAGGGCGGTAAGGGAGATAAAGGAGACAAGGGAGATAAAGGAGAAAAAGGTGAAACTGGAAAGACGGGACTTCAAGGACCTACGGGAGCAACGGGAGTCACAGGCGGTCAGGGTCAGCAAGGGAACACTGGCGCACAGGGACCCCAAGGCATCCAGGGAGTAAAAGGCGACAAGGGGGATAAAGGTGACAGAGGAGAAAATGGTGTTATAGTCCCCACAAGCGGAGTGTTCACTCTTTCCGGTGACAGTGATGGTAATTTGTGGTGTTATGCCAGCGGGGACACTGGGCCTAGATTTGAGGTATCTGAAAATGACGACATTTATATGTGGATAGAATAGGAGTGAGAAAATGGCAGTTAAAGTTTTGGTTGGAAATTTCAAGGGTCCAAAGGGGGATAAAGGAGATACGGGAGCAACTGGAGCCCAGGGAACAAAAGGGGCGACCGGAGCCCAGGGATTAAAGGGGGATAAAGGAGATACGGGATCTCAGGGGCCTCAGGGAATCCAAGGGGAAAAAGGAGAAACAGGGGGTACAGGAGCTACCGGAGCCACAGGAGCCACAGGCCAACGCGGGAGCCTCTGGTATAACGGTACCGGGATAACCGGTACAAGCACAACCGCCACGGTGTTTAGCGGATCAGGCGTATCAGCTGCACTTGTAAACGATTATTACCAAAATACGGGTACGGGAGCAGACAGGGGACGGGTATATCGGTGTACGGTAGCCGGGGCCGCTACGGTGGCTAAATGGGTGTATGCGGGTACTAATTTAGGGCCACAGGGAGAACAGGGAATTAAAGGTGATACAGGAGGCCAAGGGCCCAAGGGAGATAAAGGTGATACCGGAGCTATAGGAGCAACCGGGCAAAAAGGTGATAAAGGAGATAAGGGAGACAAGGGGGATACTGGTGCGGCCGGACCCAATGCAGCAAACTTAATCAGTGCCACAGACGTTCAGGGGTTAGCGGGTGCAGCGGGTGGCAGTTCCACAGTACAGCTGCTTATCAATGCGATCGCTGATAAGGTAGCCAACAAATTGCTGTTAAAAACTGATGTGGTAAGCCAGATCATGAACGATGCTTCTAAGGCTGCCAGCATGGCTGCGTTGTTTTCCGTCGATCAAAAAGTTAATACAGTAAATAGCAATTTAGCATTGAAAGCTAATGCGAGTGATTTACAAAACTTGTCGGCTGATTTAAAGTATTTTTCACAAACAACAATTCTCATAGGAAACAGTGAAAATATCGCTGTGCAGTGCACAAGGCGCGGTCATGTTGTGGATATCGTTTTTAAGGGAAGTAAGCCTATATCTTTCCCTGCAGGTGGATTTGCTTTCTTTACTTTAGCAGAACAATTTCGCCCATCTGACTATAAATACATCAGCGCTTATGGGTTTGATATGCTTATACAGATCGCACCAAACGGAGAAGTGCTTACTTATCAAGAGTCAGCTAGCAGAATCATTCAAGGACAGTGTTCTTATACCGTAGAATGATCACTTATACGATTGTGGTTGTTCCTGTACTGACGTCATTAAACGATCCGTCCGGATTGACCGTAAATGTGAAATTGCTCAAATATAGGTGGTTATCCCTTATGCCAAGTCTTGTAGCGGTACCTGTGGCAAAATTACGTGATGTAATATATGTTCCGGTAGCATCGTTATAGATAGTCGATCTTAATGTATTTTTGCTATTAATTAAACTCATAGACCTCTGTACACCACTACCAAACAGTCCAACTAAATTGCTATTTAGTGGAGAACCTGAGCTGTCAGTAAAACAGTAGAAAGAGAGGTATTTATGATTGATAAAGAATTATGGAAGAAATATACAGGGAAAGATTTTAATGTAGAAGATTATATGGGAGCGAAGGGAGAAGTTGCCCCTGCAGGCCCACGAGGCCACCATGATGATCCGGGTCCAGAATCACCCAAAGAACGGGAGCGAAGGATCGCTCTTTCAAGTATTGACGGAAATAGACTGATCCTTAAACTGGCAGAGCAAAGTTTGTCTCGTGATGGATTTATGAAAGTTCTGCATGTAATTGAAGATGAAGAGGGCAGTATCATTGATTGGGGGCTTTTAGGAGATCCGGGGGAACCAGGGCAACCTGGCAGCAATTTATCAAATGAAGAATTAATAAAGCATGCGGGTTTTAAAATACCTGGAGATATGGATTAAAATAGCAAAACAATCATCGGAGCCAACCGGCTCTTATTTTTATGCCCAGAATTGGGCAGGAAGGAGCTTTATGAGCAACATTATAAACATTGAAAAAATCAAATTTGGGGATCAGGTATTCGATCTGGTCCCAGCCGGAGTTAACCTTGCGGATGGCGGGGGAACTATCACCTTCCAGAAAGGAGATGCCACCTTTGATGAGATTGAAACGATCTTAAAATCCGGCGGCAGCATTACGCAGATCGGACTATCAGATGATCCAGACTGGAAACGTTATGACCTGATATATGCCGGCAGATTGACGAAGCAGTCCGGTCATGCAATCGGTTTAGAAGATGATGGAATTACAGAGGTTAAGGCTGATGTGATGATCGCATATTTCAGGACACCTGATTTAACCGAAGTAGTAGCGGCACAGGCAGCAGAAATCAAGGCACTAACTGCTACCGTTGACACGTTAGTATTATCAAGTCTGGAGGTATAAGTATGTTTGATACATTGCTAAGATTATTTGATGGTGGAAATGGACCGCTGACAGTTGCAATGCTGGCTAATGCAGTGGTTAAGAACTGGATTACCAAGGAACAGAAACAGGAGATTCTTGCATCTTAAAATTAAGGAAGAACGAGGAATGAGAATGAAAAAAGAATATGTAATTGCAGTTCAGGGGGCCGTGGCAGCTATTGGAGCATTTTTAAGTGACAAGTTAGGAATCTTATATCCGGTGCTTTGCATTTTAACTCTCATGATGGTGGCTGATAATATATCAGGTATGCTTGCAAGCAAAACAGAGGCCATAGATCACCCAGGAGATCCATCTTATGGCTGGAGTTCTAAGAAAGGGGCAAAAGGCATCATTAAGAAGGTTGGATATCTGTGTGTGATAGCCGTAGCAATGGTAGTAGATTATATTATTGCTACAGTATCTGGAACCGTTGGCTTCGACGTGCCTACAAACGTGTTTTTCGGGCTTCTGGTGGCAGTTTGGTATCTACTCAATGAGTTGCTATCTATCATAGAAAACGCTGGTAGAATGGGCGCTCCTGTGCCTGAATGGCTAAGTAAGTACATAGCTGTATTAAAAAATAAGATTGATAACACAGAAACACAAAAACAATAGCGAATCACTTTAGGCCTGGGTAATCCCGGGCCTTTTTGAATGGAGGAAAGCAATATGAGAGATATCACATTATGCCACCCTCGTCTGCAGGTGCTAGCTGCTAAGCTGGTAGAAGAATGCAGCAACCAGGGATTAATAATCAAAATAGGCGAGACATATCGCACCGTAGCAGAGCAGGACGCGTTATACGCCC